GGTGGTTGAAGACGTTGGTGCGGTAGACTTCGGGATGGTTATCCCAGAGGGACATGATATGGCGATTGTCGTTGGTGAGGTAGTATTTGTGAATCAGGTCGCGGTCGACGGGACTGAGGGTGATTAGCTCGGCCTCAGACATCATGCGGAGTAGCTCGATGCCCGAGGCGCCAATCAATGTAGAACCATGCTTGGCCTCGGCTTCGCCTTGGGCTTCGGCGAGGAGGACGATGCGAGTCATTTAGGCGGCTCAGGCAAAGGCATCCAGTGCGTTGGATTAGGGATTTCGCCGTCTTCGTTAAATCCATAGGAATCAGCAACACAAAACAGTTTGTGGGTATCTGTGTAGCTAAAACAGGTTGCAACCACTATATTGTCACCATCCCAAACGAGGAATGGAATGCTGTACTCGCCAGTCTTAGGCGGCTTAGGACAAGTCTCGATGGGCTGCCAGTTCATACCTGCTCTCCCTTCACCCGATGATTTGGATCAAGCCCCAGATTCGCGAAGTTAATAATCCCGAACCAATGCTTTGGGTGGGCCGGGTTACCGGCGAGAATTCGCCCCATGCGGGAGCAGATCATGTCCAGGGATTCTTGCTGCCAAGGTTCGAGACCGTTCCAGGCGTCTTCGCCGTGGAGCATGGCCTTGAGGTTCTGCGCGATGCGGGCGTTGTCGGTGTATGATCCGTGGGCGGGGGAGAGGGACAATGTGGGGCGGACAGTGCTAGTGACTGCTTCAACCAGCTTGCGCATGGAGTTGTCTACTGCGGTGTCGTTCATGTTGGGCTCCTATGGTTGGTGGGGGCACAATCGCCCCCACCAGGGTTTGGGCTTAGGGCTTAGCTACGCCAAGTCACCGCTTTGACGGCCCACATCTGAGCAGTCTGGGCTTCGGTGATGGCGATGGAACACAGGCGAACCATCTCGGGGTTATCACCGCGGGTGATGTAGCCCTTGCGAAAGTCATCCATGTGGTCGATGATGTCGGCGTAGAGTTTCTTGAGCTTGTCGACATCTCCATTACTAGACGGATTGAATGACAAGCCAACTGCGCGTTCGCCGAAGGTCATTGATCTACCGTTTTCATAGTCCATGTGTTGCTCCTCACTCCGCCGGGGCCGTGCGATTGACCTCGGCATATGCCTGGGTGTTGTCCTGGCTCATACGATGCTTGACCTGGGCGAGGACCTGGCCATTGACCACCTCGGCGTTGCGGGCCCGGCGACTGGCAGCGTCGCTGAGGTCCAGTCCGCAATGCTCGTGAAATTCGTCGAGGCGGAAGATGCTGTCGGGGGTGAGGTAGTAGGTCACCGAGAGGTTTTTGCCGTCCAGTCCACCGACCTCGGCCAAGGCGTCGGCATCAACATCCTCCAAGGTTGAGATTGGTCGCAAGGCGAACTTGACGAAGGGAGTTTTCTTCTGGGAAGACAGCCCATCCTCCGGCTGGCCGACGATGCAGACGTAGGTACCCTCGGGCAAGGGCTTCGGGCGATTAACCTCTGTGGGTTGTTCATCAAGGATGCTGGTGAAGTTCGGGGCGTTGCTCATTGCATAGGTCCTTTGGTTACGATGATGCCAGTGATTGCGGTGTGGAGTTGGGTTTCAATGTGAGTGAGACAGGTCTCCATGGTTGTGGTGCGAGTTGGGAGTTCGGTGAGGTATTTGTGCAGGCCGAGGAGGGAGTTGAGGTCGGAGATTTGTGCTGCTTGTGGCTGGGGTGGTGCGGGTGGTTTCCATTGACTATGGTTCATGCTCGCCTCAAAGTTAGCGACTTGGGTTTGGCGACGGGGGTAGGCTCGGACTTCGCGACGGTGCCGCCATGGAGGATCGCGAAGAATTCAGCAAGACCGGTGTCGGTGTTGAAGGTCTTGGGCATTTGATCAGGCTTGGTGTTAGCCAGGTCGATCATAGCGTCGGAGTTTAGTTGAATGGTTCGCTTCTCGCTGGACTTGGTGTAGTAGATGTAGTTTGGAAAGTACTGAGGAATCTTTGGGCTAAGCTTCTGACCAACACCTTGAGGAAAGATTTTAGTCTTGCCATCTTCCAGGGTCATGTAGGTACCATGGGCAATAACAATGACGTTGGTTTTGAATGAGGGGCTAGTCAGTGAAGCTAGTTGCTTCTCAACGTCGTCCTGGGCGTTGCCGTACACGGCTCGACCGTCGGCTTCGCCCTTTTTGCCCTTAGGGGTCATAACTTCATGGAAGTCATAGGCAGAGTCACACCAGCGAGAGAGGCTATCGATGACGAGAACTACGTCTTCGCCCCAGGTTGCTGGAACGCCGTAGTCAATGATTTCGCCATCATCGGTGGTGTAGGTCCAGTGGTTGAGCATCTTTAGAGAGTCGATCCAGGCCCTGGGCTTGCCATCGATCACAGTACCTGCTGCGGTGCCTTTGTAGATGTCGCGGACCGAACGGTATTCAACATTATCGAGTTTGTCTGGGCAAAGCTCGCGGACCTTGGCAGCGAATACATCTAGCAGGTTGTCAAAGTCCAGAATACGAAGCTTAAGCCCCATGGCTACAAGAGAGACAAGACTGGTGGTCTTGCCTGCCTTGGAGTCACCGATGGCTAGGAGCTTAACGAAGTTATTAGAGTGGTGGGTTGCTAGAGAGGGCATTGGGCTTGGGCTCCTTGGTGATGGTGATGCAGACGTGATCGTTAACTTCAAGTTCGGCACCGCCTAGAACATGAAGATAAGCTGGTAGGTATTTGAATTTATATTTAACATTCGGGAAGCCTTCATCATCAACGCCGAATATAACTTCTTCGACAATGGAGCGTAATTTTAACGTGACTTCATGGGGTTCCATTTGGCATCCTCGTCTAGTTTTTCAAAGTCAGCCGCAAGGAATCGGTCGCGGACTGCGGGTGATTTGGAACAGATGCCGCGGAAGCGACACCCGCCGAATTTGTCGCAAGCGGTGTCGTTCATGGGGAAGTGGTCGGCGGTGGCGCAGGACTCGGCAAAGGCTAGGGTCACTCGCAGGTCAGCGAGCCATTCTTCAAGCTGGTCCTCGGTGCGGTAGGTGAAGCCTCGGGCGAAGGCATTGGGCTTTTCGAGGAGGACCTGGGCGGCGTCGATGATGACTCCGCGGATTGGGGCGTTGAGGATGATCTTGCCGGCGAGGGTGTACAAGGTCATCTGGTTGTGGGGTTCGTATTGGTTGAAGTAATAGGCGGACAATGTAGTGGTGCTAGTCTTGCGATCCATGACCAGGAGTTGATCGTTGAAGTTCACCACGCGATCGAGATGACCGCAGAGGAGGTAGGGTTGCAGGCCGTATTTCTCGCGATCAGACACGTCGTCCCAGCCGATTACAACACTTTGGCCCGTCTGCGGCCCCCAGTCCAACTCAAACCTAAAGCTCAGCTCGACTGCTGGGGAGCCATCATTCAGGATGTAGGTCTTGGCCGGGTCGTCAGCGAAATGATCCAAGTAGTCCACCACAAGGCTAACGAGAGTCTCTTTGTTCTTGTAATGGCCCGCTTTGGTGTCTGTATCAGGCTCCCATCCCTCCACTCGGGCCAGAAGTTCGCGTATAACGTCTCGGATCGCATCTTCACGGGCAGCCCCGTTAGCGATAAGCCGATCGAAGTGTTCCAGAGCCGCATGATATTCCATTCCAAATCGGAGGTGGACGGATTCGCCTTTGCCGGCCCAGCCGTCGAGCATTACGTATTGGTATAGGCGGGGGCATGTCTTAAAATATCCAAGCGACGTTGAATCCCAACAAAATTGCACCTGGGTGCCAGGAAGGAAAGGTGATGGTGCACCGGCTTCCATTAGATTAGCTTCGTCAAGGGCTTGATCGGGCATGGGCTAGGGCTTTCGTTGTTCTGAGGCTTTCTTGCGGGCCTGTCCAAGGCTGTCCATTTCTAATTCAAGTACTCTTATAACGTGAGACAGTTCAAGCATTTGATTGTTAATTGCATCTTTACCAATAGTTAGGTCTTTGTATTGCCCCTTGAAATTATCAATTTGCTTTTTAAGGGTTTGCTCAGCTATAGACATTCGCTTCATCAAATCCTCCTCGTGATGCCACTAGTCTTGGGCTTGGCCATTGGCAGGTTCAGGATGCGGTTCAGATCGGGCTTGGGTGCGCCGGTGATGGTGTGGCCAAGGGCTTTTTCACCGGCGGCCTTGCGGGCGCGGTTGCGGCGATGGTAGGCGATCAGCAGGCCCAAGTCATCGCTGGTGAGGTCTGGGGCGGGCTTGGCGTTGATCTCCTCGATGCGGTTCATCAAAATGTTGACATCGTTAGGGACAAGGTCGGGCATTGTGTTGCCTCAATCCGGTATGCTGTCGTCGATAACAGCGTTGGGTTTGGTGATGAAGAAGGTGGTGGGGTCGCTGGTTGGCGAGAGCGTGTAGTCTTTGAAGCCTGCGGGTCGAGTCTTGCCCATGCCGCTGAGGAACCAAGGCCAGGCTTTGTCGAGCTTAAAGGCAATGCCGATTTCTTCCTTGGCGGCGCGATACCAGAGGCTAGACCAGATCGGATTGTTCATCGTGGGCATCGGTGGGGGAATCCTCTATGGGCTGATGTTCAATCTGCAACACCTCAGGCTCGGTATCGGCGATGGCCTCGACATACTGTAGCAGGTCCATGCGGCCGTGGGAGCGAATGTACAACCAGTAAAACCCTTCGCCGTCCGGGCCTTTGACTTGGACCTGGAGGGAGTCATACTCGGATCGATCGTACATGGGGCTGTCGGAGGGATAGGCCCGGCGAGAGAATGCTCGCTCGATGGTTCGGGCCTTGTTCATGCGGAGTTGGAAGTAGCCAGCTTCGGATTTGCGTTTGGAGACTGGCATACGAATGCCGCCGGGAGTGTCGAGGGCTCGCCGGTAGAGTTCGTAGCAGTCTTTGTAGGCTGCGGGTTGATCGGTGAGGGACAAGGGTCAGGGCCCTTTCTTGTTTACAAGAAATTGTTTATGCTTGATCCAAGTATCAATCATGGCATCAGCAATTTCAATAGCCTCATCGATGGTGATGTCTAGCGCGTAATCTGCGGTATCCTCAAATGTGTTGAATCCGCCATCTGAACCGTAGGAGTAGCTCATTGCTTCGTACTTATACAATCCAATGCTTGGATTGCCACCGTAACAGTATATTCGCTTCCCAGTTGCAAACACAAGCTGATCTTTATCGTCGTCGTATGTGAGCATCTTAGGCCGCCTTATCAAACTGATACAGATCATTGGCGTCCATCACAGCGATCAGCGCTGCGTCATAGGGATGGCCGGGGATGCCGGTGGCGTAGTGACAGAGCCAGAGGGCGTGGGCATATTCATGCGAGGTTGTGGCGTCAATGCAACGCTGATACCAGGGGGTGGTCAGCAGGTGAGCGTGGGCGTCGAAGCAATCGCCGAGGGTGTTGTAGTCGGCGAAGTATTGGAGCATCTTTTGGTATTGGCCACCGAGGGTCTCGTGGGTCCAGCGAGGGGTGGCTTGGCCCATTTGGATCTGGGCCGCGGTGGCTTTGATGCCGAAGCAATTGTTGCGGCCGGAGAGGGCGGTGCCGTAGGCTGACTCGATGGCCCACTGGGCGAGGGTGATGCTGGCGAATGGTCCGCGTGGGTAGAACTTGGCATGGGAGGCGATGGCGTAGGGGATGACGGGGGTGAAGCGAGGATCGGTCATCGAATGCAAACTCCTACTGGCACTTCGGGGTGCGAGTTAAGTTCTACATGCTCTGCTGTAATTTCGCCATCTATAGAATCAAAGATGTAAACTGTTAGCTCGGGATTGAACTCTTTGAGCTTCTCAATTAGTTCTGCTACGGTCATTGAATGTAAACTCCAACTGGCTCGTTGTAGAATGGCGTAAGCTCTACCTTAGTTGCTTCGAATGGGCCATTCTCGAAGTCCACAACGTAGACCTTGAGTTCTGGGTCGAACGGCTTAAGTTTTTCGATTAGTTCTGCAACGGTCATATCCGATGACATGTGATTTCCTTTTCTGAGAATGAGCCTAAGTATCTCATATATACCCTGATTTGTCAAGGCCATCCACGAAAGTTGTCGGCGAGCTTGTCGGAGTAGGCTTCGTCGCGGTTGAGGGGGTCGATGGGTTTGGGTTTAGTTAGGCTTGTCATTGCTCGATCGGCTTTGATGTTGCCCAGTTCGCCGCGGACGAAGCTGGCACGTTGGGTGCCGGCGAGCGATGCGTCGTCTCTCGTTTCCTTCTCACGAAGCGCGACGAGGGTGGAATGAGCGCGGCGCAAGTCACCCCACGTCAGCCCATTAGGTAGGTTGGTCTCGTCGTCTCGTACTTGGTCCTTGTTGTGTCGGTGGTCCGGCCCTCTGGGGTTGACCCCGACGAAATCATATTTGATTGACTCAGCGAACGGCTCCAGCGCCCTTTTCGCCATTGCAAGCGCAGCGCGGAGGGCGGCGAGTTCGGCGTCTTTTCGGTCAAGTTCACGCAGTGCTGCGTCAAGCGGAACGCTCAATTTCTCGGTCATGACTGGAGTTTCCCTTTGGCCATTTCAACAACCTTGTGCTGGGTCATTTTGAACATCTCGGACATACCGAGCCAGCCTTTGGATAGCAAGCGGTCCATTTGGGTATCTTCGGTCGCCAGCAGGTGGGCCATGAGGGCACATAGCTCCTGACAGCGGATTAGATGTTCGTTGAGTTGAGCGAAGGTATCGGATTTGGTAATGTGTCCGGCGGTTGTTTCGTAGCGGGGCATGGGTTAGTCCTGTGTAGGAGTATAATGATAGTGGTCTATAACAGCCTGTTCGGCTTGCAGGCGTTTGATGATGTCGTCACCGAGTTCGTCCGATTCGACTTTGCGGGCGGAGTCAAGGTCAAGTTCGGACTGGCCAAAAGTGGGGTCAAGCTTGGCGATGATGCGACCGAGAGCGGCATTCTGTATGTGAACTTCGCTGCGCAGGTCAGTAACTTGTGTAAATAGATCGGTTACAAGATTATATACACAGACGGTTTGAGTGTTGTCTTTTTCTAGGCCAAGCCAGATACGTAGTCTAGTACTGGGGATCATGGGTTATATCCTTCGGGTCATGCGGGGGACATGTGGAGTGCTATTGCTCGGTCTCAGCAGGTTCAGCAGGTCGGGGAGTGGCTCGGGGAATGGCATTGGGCGCAGGTTGACAAGGTCGAGGCAGGCTTTTACATGCGCGATGGTTAAGGCGTCTACTGGGGACTCGGCGGTGTCCTTGCCGTAGGCAAAGAATGCCCCGGAGGCGGAGACTAGGCCAGCGGGCGAGGGCTTGTGGCATGAGGCTTCCCAGGAGCCATCATGCTTAGTGTGGAG